TCCTCCCGCATCTTCAGAGCGCACTCGGCATATTTCTTCGCGTCGGCCAACTCCTCGTCGATCATCTTGACCAGCTTCTTAATGATCTTCATGTTTCTCCTCCTTCTGCGTCTGCACCGGCACTCCGGAAATCCCCTTCTTTACATAGTTTTGGAGCATAGCTTTTCCACCCTTTACCGCCGCATCCGCCATCTTGTTTCCCATGACCCGCCCCTCCTCGGTAAACGCCAGATACCCCAGCGCAACCCCGAGGAGCAGCTCAATCCCGCCGCGTGCCATGTCTGCCTCAGCGGATTTTCTCGACGGTGATCAGCAGATTGCTCTGCACACCGTCTACATCTACGGTAAACTTCAGCCGCGCAAACGCCCCAGGAAACGCCGTGGTCACCCTCACGTTTTTCTGCAGTACATACGTCGCCTCCTGCGTTGCCGCAGTCGTTTCAAACTGTGATACCATTCCCGGAACCGCCGCAGTACCCGCAAAGCCTTCGATCGTGTTCAGCCCCGCCGCCGTTGCCGCAAATACCGCCTGCGCGATCACCTTGTAAATCCCCGGCTGAAGGAAAATAATCTCACTTGTGCCGGTATCATACCCCAGCATGTTCGGGTTCGTGTTGAAGTCCACACCCGCCGGAAGCGCATCTCCCGCAGTCAGTGCAACCGTGTTCGTGTTGATAAGCTGTAACATATCCTACCTCCTGTTATAAAAAATCGGGAGGACAGCGTCTGCCATCCTCCCGTAACTGTTCGGATGCCTTACCGCACCACTGTGTTTTATGCGATTACGGTACCTCCGCCGTAACCGTAGCCGTAACCGAACCCCGCCGGAACGAGCTGACCGCCGCAGGTCGCCGCCACACCGGACAGCGGAGGCTTCGTCAGCATCCGTCCCTCGATGCCGTCCAGACGTCTGTTGAATTCACAGCAGCAGTCGCCGAGCTGCTTGGACAGACCGTTGAACATCGCATCGCTGTAGATACGGTTTTCCAGTACCATGTTCTTGCTGCGCTCCTTCGCAAGATCATCGCGCAGATTCTGGTACTCGTAGTAGTCGATCTTCGTGCCGAGATACTCCTGCGTGTTGCGCGCGGTATTCTCGACCATGTACTGCGTGCGCGCACTGTCGATGATGCCCTGACGTTCTACTTCACAGTTGGACACCCTGCCGCATCCGCAGTCGCCGTTCCAGCCGCGGTTCTGGTTGAATCCGAAACCGCCTCCGAAAATCGCCCAGATTACGATGATAACAAACAGGATCGGGAACCAGCCCATTCCGCTCATCGTGTCGTTCATAAACTCACCTCTTTCAAATATATTAATTCTCGCCACTTATTTCAGCCGCGGGAATTTCTTGGTGTTTGCACCGGACTGCGGTACCTCTGCCGACCGTGCCGCCGGTATGGATGCGGAACCCCCGCCTCCCACAATTTTTTCGGCATCGGCCTTCAATGCCTCCGGTGTGGTACCTAACATACGGCAGATCGCTTTCGCCTGTGCCGTGGTACCGTATCTGCTGTAGATGTTCTCAACAAACGTGCGGTTGATGCCCATCCGTGCCGCCGCCTGAGATACCCCCTCAAGCGTGTCCGGTACGCCGTTCATGGCTTCCTGTGCCTTGTCAACCGCCTGCCCCAGATTCACAGACGGGAACATCTTCGCGACCGTCTGCAGGATTGCGTTCACATCCATTCTTCTTCATCTCCCTCATCTCGGCTGTCAGCGCGGCAAGAACGCTCGCCATATCGTTCATGTTTTTCTGCATCTCCCGCATCATGTCTTCCGGAGTCTTCGCCGGAACGATCACGCCAAGCTCTACGAGCTTGTTGTAATATTCCGTGGTCGTCGCTTCCAGTTCGCTGTAAGCCTCGACCGTCTTCCCGACCACTTTCCGGTTCCCGAGATAATCCACCTGCATGATGGATTCACCGTCGATGATGCACATCAGCGTACTGGATGCGGTAAACCCCTGAAACGCAAATGATTCGCCCATCGGACTCACCTCCGAATGTATTCAGGAAAGAAGAACACCTCCCCTTCCTGTGACTGTATTATATCACAGAAAGGGGAGGTGAAACTGTCAACAAACTGCCGACATTCTGTCAGAATTCTGTCATCTCAGATGCCCACATACCGCTGTGCGATCATGTGCAGTACCTTCAGCGCCTTCCGGTACCGCCGTCCTACCGTCTCCACGGACATATTCATTGCTACGGCAATCTCAACCTGCGACTGATGCCGGAGATGTACCCTCCGCAGAATTTCCAAATCCCGTGGTTCCAATGCACATTTCCGGATCATCGCCTCGATTTTCTCCGGTTCTCCAAGCTCGGGAATCGTTTTCTTTTTCGCGTCATGTAGGGGTTGTTCCATATACCAATCCCCCTCTCACGCCTATTTAAGGACGGAATCTCCGCCGTCCCCGGTGTCGTTGTGAAACCATACGTCCGTCAGTTCCTTTGCGGCATCCACTTTCGCGTTTCCGGTAGCCCTCGCCGCATCGACAGCGGATTCGCCGAAAATATAACTCATTACGGATACCACCGATCCGACCACGCCCACAATCTGAGCATATTCGTTTTCAGTGATTCCGAAGGCCGCCGCGATCCCGACGATCACGCCCACCAGAGCCGCCCATAGCTTCCGGCTGGACAGCTTCTGCTTCCAGTCGATCACCGTCCCAGACTTCAGTTTCGCCGCATCCGCCTGTTCGATGATGTATTCCTCCACCGCCTCCGGCGTATCGCGTTTCGCCAGCTCTTCCGCACTCAGTTTAATTACCTCATTTTCTTTATACTTCATGGTATTCCTCCGTATCAATAATTTCGTTGTTTTGCGGGGTTATCCCGTTCTTCTTCATTTCCTTCGCTTCCGCGATTTTTATCATCCCGCCGACGATCAGCTCCACCGCGCCAACCCCCGTCACAGCCGCATACGCGCCCGTGTAGTCGTAGCCGGTGAGAGCCTGCATCAGTACCACATACGGCAGATACACCGCGATGTACACCAACACCACCGTCAGCAGCTTCTTCAGCCACCGCATCAGCCGTCACCCAGCTTCCGGTACAGGTCGGCCGCATACTTGTACTTGTCCAGATACGCCATCGTATCCTTCGACAGGCCGAACTTCTTCTGTACCTCCGCACGCCAGTCCGTCCCGTATGTACCCGCCTTGTTCGGAATCCCGAGGAACGGCGCAGGATCAATGCTCACGCCGTTCTCGCGCACCTCGAAGTGACAGTGGCTACCGAAGGAATACCCCGTATTCCCTTCAATCCCGATGTGCTGACCTGCCTCCACACGCCGTCCGACCGATACCAGACGTTTGCTCAGGTGGCAATAATAGTACATCCGCCCGTCATCGCCGAGGATGCAGACGAAATTCCCCCATTCCCACGTCCGGTTGGACTTGTCCGTCACGATCTTGGATGTTACTACCTGTCCGCCGGCAACCGCGCAGACGTGCTTGTCCGTGATGCCGACCACGTCAATCCCCTTGTGATCGTCCGGTTTCCCGTTCAGCGTGCGCCGACCGAACGGGGATGTTACCTTGAATTTTCCACTGTAGATCATACGCCCTCCTTATGATAAATCCGGATCGCTTCTTCCAGTTTGGACACCCGCACATCCAGATCGGTGTACTGCCGCTTGATTTCCTTGATGTCCTTTTCCAGTCCGTCGATCCCCTTCTTGATATAGCCCAGTTCCGTCAATACCTGTCCGTTTTCACGTCCGTCGTTCTTCGCCGCCGTCATCCGTCCCACGAAAAAGGTCCCCACGGACAACGCACACCCGATCACCGCGATCAGTACCGTGATTTCTACCGTCATGTCTGCATCATCTCCCATCCCGCCGGATACTGCTCCGGCGTGTACACGTTCGCCGCCATCGCCGACCGCCACAGCACGTCCCCGCGCCATCCGCATTCACCGAGCGCAAACGCACCCGCCGCCGTGATAACATCCGGGATGATCCGGTATCCGTCCCGGTATTCGATATCTTCCCACAAATCCGCCGCGCGATCCGGGTCGTTTTCCGCCG